GGCCGAGCGGGATCGGACGAAGCTGATCTACCAGGAACTGCTCAACATCCGCAACCCTGGCGGCCGGATCATCAACACCGGGACGCCATGGCACAAGGAAGACGCTTTCATGCTGATGCCGGAGGCGGAGAAGTACGACTGCTACAGCACCGGGATGCTGAGCCGGGAGGAGATCGAGGCGCTCCGGCAAAGCATGGCGCCTTCCCTGTTCGCCGCGAACTACGAGCTTCGGCATATCGCGGCAGAGGGGGCGCTGTTCACGGCGGCGCCGGTGTTCATCACGAAGGAGATGGCCGAGGAGATCCTGGGAGAGGGCGCGAAGCCGGAGAATCTGCTGCGGGACGGAAAGGCACACATTGATGCTGCGTATGACGGCGAGGACTACACGGCATTCACCTGCGGACGGAGGCGCGGGGATATGCTGTACATGTACGGACGCATGTGGAGAGCGCATGTGGACACCGTGCTGGGGGTCTGCATCAGCAAGGCAAATGAGCTGATGTGCGCGCCGATCCACACGGAGACCAACGGAGACAAGGGGTACCTGGCGAAGGAGATCAAGAACGCCGGGGCAACGGCCTATGCGTACAGCGAGAAGGAAAACAAATACATCAAGATCAGCACCTTTCTTCGGAAATGGTGGCCGAACATCCGGTGGCTGGAGGGCACAGACCCGGAATACATCAATCAGATTCTGAACTACACGGAGGACGCGGAGCATGATGACGCTTGCCTTGCCGGCGACACATTAATTGCGACTGCAACGGGAGACAAGGCGATAAAGGACATTCGTGCAGGCGAGTATGTAGTAACACCGGCAGGGTTGCGGAGAGTTTTGTTTGCGGGGGTGACGGGGTATAGGGAAACAAATCGCTACAATGGGCTTGTTGCAACGCCGAACCACAAGATATTTGATGCTACATCCGGAGCGTTTACAAGGGCGGATTCGTTGACATGCGCATGTAGTTACAGTATAATTAGCCTGAAGGAGATGATTTCATGGAGGAAAAGGTTGTTATCTTCAACGGCGAAACGTATGTCAGAAATCCAAAGAGCAGATATTACTTTAAGCGCACGACAAAAAACAGCGAACGAAAACGCGCACAGCAGTTGCATCGGGCCGTATGGGAATACTACCGGGGAGAAATCCCGGACGGGTATCACATTCACCATGTTGATGGTAATGTCGATAATAACGACATCAGCAATCTGGAGTGCGTACAGGCTCGGGAGCATCTTTCGCAACATTCGAAAAAGAATAACGAGAATCCGGAATACAGGCGAAAGAATGTTGAAAGCCTGCTATCAGCGAGTGAAAAATCAAAGGCATGGCACAAGTCAGAAGCCGGGAGACAATTTCACAGAGAACACGCAAAAGATTCGATATGCAAAGCGAACAAGCAAATATATGAAAAGAAATGCGAGTTCTGTGGAAAATCTTACACAGGGACAAAGCAGCAGCGGTATTGTTGCCAAAGCTGCCAGGAGAAAGCAAGGAGGAGACGGATTGGGCTTAAATTTGAACCATGCGAAAGAGTTTGCCCGGCATGCGGTAAAAAATTCACAGCACATAACGTCATGCACAAGTTTTGCAACGCACAATGCAAGCTGCGGTTTTATGCCAGTATACAATCTGACAGTTGAAAAGGCGGGGTGTTATTTTGCCAACGGTATACTGGTATCGAATTGCGACAGCGCGGCTTGCGTGTGCAGAATATTGGACCGGCATGCAGGAGAGGATTATCACTCGCCCTTTGAGACAGGGCGCGGGGAAAGGAGCCTATATGCCTACAGAAGATGATCTGGAGAGGCGCCTGTGGCGGACGATGCCGTGGGATGCCGAGATCATGGTTCCATCGGATGAGCAGGACGAAAAAGACGAAAAGGAAGGTGACGGAGATTGAGCATTATCACATTTCAGGAATACGAAAGGGCCGGAGACAAGACGCAGTGGATTCAGCAGGCGCTGGTTGCCTACAGGAACAGCGATGAGTTCAAGAAGGCGCTGGATGAGGAAGAGTATATGGCGGGCCGAAATGTCAGCATCAAAAACACGGTGCGGGTGATCTACAACATGGCCGGGCTGCCGGAGCCGGACTTCACGGCCAGCAACATGAAGATCATGGACAACACGATCCACCGGCTGGTGACGGACAGGTGCAGCTATTCCCTGGGGAACGGCGTCAGCTTCCCCGGGCGGCATAAGGAGATCAAGAACGGGAAAACAGTTTTCGTTGACCCGGTGAAAGATATTCTGGGGGATAAGTTTGACCGGGCCCTAAAGCGGACGGCGTACTGGGCGCTGGCGAACCACGAGGCCTATCTGTATGTGCACATGGGCCGGAGAAAGCCGGAGTGGCAGTACACGCTGTTCAAAAAGACGGAGTTTTTGCCGCTGTATGACGAGGAAACCGGGGATCTGCGCGGCGGGGTGCGGTTCTGGTCCATCGACTGGGGAAAGAGGCCGATCACGGCGGTGCTGTACCTGGAAGAGGGGTACATCAAATACCGGACGAAGAAGGATGAATACAGCATCGCGTCTTTGGAGCAGGTGGAGGAGCTGCAGCCGTACCTGGAGACGGTGCAGACCAGCGAGGCTTTTGGCGAGGAAATTGTTGGATCTGAAACCCTGACCAGGCTGCCGATCTTCCCGCTGTATTCCGGGGAGATGCGGAACAGCGCGCTGGACAGGCTGCGGGACACGATTGATGCCATGGACATGGTTTTGAGCGGATTCGTCAACGACATCCACGACATTCCGCAGGTGTATTGGCTGATCTCCGGCGCGCAAGGCATGACGGAGGCAGACAAGCGCCAGCTGCTTGACCGCCTGATCCTGCAGCACATGGCCGTTGTTGACGGGGAGAACAGCCATATTCAGGGCTACACGCAGGATATTCCGTATGAGGCGCGAGAGAAGTGCCTGGACAGGCTGCATAACAAAATGTATGAGAAATACGGCGGCTTTGACGTACACACGATCGAGGCCGGGGCGACGAACGACCACATTGAGGCCGGGTACTGGCCCATGGACGAAGAAGCGGATGATTTTGAGTATGAAATCATCGAGTTCGTGCAGGCGATCCTGGAAATGATGGGTCAGACGGATGGTACGACGCCGATCTTCAAGCGGAACCGGGTCAGCAACCAGAAGGAGCAGACGGAAATGGTTATGCTGGCGGCGAATTACCTGGACGACCAGACGATCCTGGAGAAGCTGCCTTTTGTCACGGTGGACGAGGTGGACGATATTCTGGCCAGGAAGGATGGAGAGGAATATAACAGGATTGATGATAACAAAACGGGCGGCTCTAATAACGATGACGATGAACCGGGGGACGGTGATATCTGATGCCCGAAAGCGCGGAGAAAAGGCTTGAGCGGAAACTTGCAAAGGTCTATGCGGAAGCGAAGAAGGACATGCAGGAGAAACTTGACGAATATATTGCCAAGTTCCGCAAAGAAGACGCTCAGAAACGCCAGGATGTGGCTGCCGGGATCATTACGCAGTCAGAATATGACGGATGGCGAATTGGGGCGATATTTCAGGGGAAAATGTGGCGCGCAAAGGTGAAACAGATCACTGATTCACTGGCAGATGCAAACACACAGAGCCTCAGGCTGATCCGCGGTGAGCAGCTGAACACATTTGCCGAAGGACTTAACCACGAGCAGTATGTTCTGGAACAGAACACGGGGCTTTCAGTTAATTTCGGCGTATATGACGCAGATACTGTGTCAAGGCTTGTCCGTGATGAGCCGGATCTCCTGCCGAAGAAGACACTGAACAGGACAAAGGACAGCAGGTGGAACCATAAAAAGGTCACATCTGCTGTGCTTCAGGGCATTATCCAGGGCGAGAGTATTGACGATATTGCAAAAAGGATAGCGCTGGCAACATCACAGCAGAACCGAAAGGCGATGATCCGATATGCAAGGACAGCCACAACGTCCGCACAGAACGCCGGAAGAATGGAAACCATGCACCGGGCGCAGGGAATGGGAATCAATATCCGGAAGAAATGGCTGGCCACCCTGGATGCCAGGACGAGAGACAGTCATCAGCACATGGACGGCCAGACGGTGGACGTGGATGATA